TTGATTGAGTTTTGCCTAAAAGTTCATAGATTTGCTTTCCTCTATTTGCAACATCAACATTAGACATTGCGCTTAGTTCTGAACCTGAAGCATGTCCTGCGGACAAATCCCCTCCATCAAGGAGAACATCTTTAGAAACTACTGCCCCAGTATCTACGTCATAAAAACCTAGATCATAATCAGTTCCAGCAGTTATTGCATCATTTGCTATTCTAGCATCTGCAATAATCATATTACCGTTTAACTGGGCTAAACGGTAAACTGAACCGTCATCGTCAGCAGCAGCAACTTCAAAGGATACTATTGAACGTCTAAGAAAACCAGAACCGTTTGAGTTAGCAGATAAAACTGCTTCCCCAGTTACTACATATTTATTTTCTACTGCCATATTTTTCTACCTATAAAAAATTATTATAAACTTGTATTAGTATTGTGTTTTATAACTGGCGGTCCGTGTTCACGCACAGCACCCATGTTCATTGCTCCCTTTAATACCCAAGTATCATGAAGATTTGGAAGTTCCATAACTTTCCACTGCAACTCTCTTTCCATTCCAAAAGTTACAGCTCCCGGGAATCCCATATTTGAAGATTTACCGACTATCATGTAACATTTTCTAGTAGTTGAAGCAACATCTAAAATCGGAGGATCAAGAGTTGACTGCTCTGGGTTGGAAGCAAAAACTACCATATTCACACCCAAAGCACGAATCATTTCTCCGGTTGTCGCATCTCTTGAAGTTGCAGTACTTGAAGTATATAAACTAGACGTCATTTCAAGTTCTTGTTCATATTTATCAAGTTCTTGTTCAGTAATAAGATGATATAAGGGGTAACCATCCTGTATATTCCATCCTCTTGAAGATAAAGTTCTTTTTGCTTCTCTTAATTTTTCATAAGTAGTTCCAGTTGTAGCGTCCACAGTAACAACACCGTCAGTTGCCGCTGTCACTTCTGTAGTTCCGCCTTTTCCGGTATAAACAGTTGCATCCAAAGACTCATAAATTACTTTATCTATTTTTCTCTGAAATGCTGCCTGCATTTGACTCACCATTGATGCTTGATAATCTGCATCATTAACAAGTTTCATCATTTTATTTTTGTCTAAAAGCATATCAAAAATAAACCTGTCCGCAGATAGTCTTCTTCTTTCATAACTTGGTTCAAAATTTGAAATAGGAGTAAAAGCATTATTGTCTTTTCTGACATTAACTTTTCCGATTTTATCAAGAAATTGATATTCACTATCTATCGGTTCAAGATTTACCTTATCTTTTAATTTTGACTGGGATTGCTGAACCATTTTACGAAGACGATCGTTAAACTGATTCCACCAGCCGGTTTCTAATAATAATTCCGCCATTGATTTTTACCATAAAATATAATAATTAAAAATTACAACCGATATGCTACCCCGAACGGGACATTTCTATCAATTAACGCCTGACTCAGACGGATTAATTATAATCGTTTTATGGACTTATTCAGATAAGATAAGCTACCCATATTATTTAATGTAATATGAATATCCTATTTGTCAATAATTTTATTAATTATCAAAAAGTTTTACACCAGACTTATACATTGAGTTTATTTTTTCATTAACACTATTCCAATTAGGATCAAACTTAGTCATTGAATCTCTTTTATTTATCAACTCGGATAGTTCTTTTTTTCTATCTTCGGCAGTATTAGCAGGGTAACTTGCAGTAGTAATGGTATCTTGACTGAGAAATCTTTTTTGAATATTATTTAATAGACAAGTAACTGCTAACAAACTGTCATTGTCAAGATTTGCAATTGCTTGTTTTTGTTCTTCCGGAAGATTATCGGACAATAACTTAGTAGTAGAATTTAAAACATTTTCAAACTTATCACCAAAAATAACTTTTCCTTTATTGTTAAATTCTTCTTCAACCTGTTCTTGGGTTCTGTATGATGAACTATAATTTTTGATTGCTTCTTCAACATAAAATTTCTGCAACTCTGCTGCCTGTTTATTTGACAATCCTAATTTATAGGCTAGTTCCTTATATTGCTTCACTCCTTCATCATTAATAGAAAAGCCATCAGGTAACTTATCAAAATTATAAAATTCATATTTTTCAAAATTCTCCGGTCTACCCAACTTTGAGTAAAATTTTTCAATTTGTTCCGGAGTTGCGTTTTCATCGGGAATTCTTATACTATTACCGAGCATTTTGTTTAACTCAATATGAGATTTTACAAGACCGTTAATATCTTTGTACTCTTGTACTGATGGATGAGATTTATACTCATCGGAAATTAGACTTTTGAAATCAAACTCATTTGCAACAGGCTGAGTATCTCCACTAACAAATTGGGCTGTCATGTCAGCTTTTCCTGAAACTGACTGAGGAGCTGTAATGTCTTCCATAAATTATTCTCCGTTATTATTTTTAATTTCTAAATTAATTATTGTATCAGCATCAAAAAATCTTCTTAACTCTAAATATATACTTTTTCGTGCCTCATTATAAAATGTACTTAATTGTGATATGTCATTTTTATTTAAAACAATACTTGTTTCAAATAAACCGCAGTTTTCTAAAAGCCATTTTCCCAATACAATACCATCATGAGTATGAAACAATCTATTAATGGAAGCTTTAAATTCACTGTTCTCTTTCTCTGTTTTCTTGTATTCTTCCTCATTAAGCTGATCTAACTTCTTTTGAGTTAGAAGATTATAGTTTATATTATCATCTTTTTTATCTTTTTCCATACTAACCTGCATTTTTTGATATTTCGCTAACATCTTTCATATCCTGCAATGCAGATACTGCCTGCTGTTGCTGTGTTCTCATATCTCTTATTTTTTCAACTTCTCCAGTATCTCTAAAAATATCTATATTGACAGATACAGCACCCAAAGCTTTAATGGTCTTGTCATAATCAAGATTATCATAAACTTCAGGATTTTGCGTTAATCCTGCAATCATACCTGCATTATTCCACACCTGCAAAATAGTGTTATTTTCAAGTAGTTTTTTCTCTAATTCAAATTGAGTGTAGAACTCAACATCAATAATATCCTCAATTTTATATCCCTGATTGAGTAATATTAGTATTTTTTCAGGAATTATTTTAGGTTCTTCACCTAATGAAGCACTAACTGCTATACGCGAATCTCCAGGTTCAAACCCGAATTTCCCGAGATTGTACAGAATTGCAAATGCTCTTTTAACCATTGGCTCATATTTCTCACTTCTTTTATTGGCAAGTAATGAACCTAATGATTGCTGTCTTATCTGTGCCCGCATTCTTGATTCACCCAAAGTCATCTCAGTGTCAGTATTGAAATCAAGCAGTCTGTCTATTCCATAAAAAGAATTTATTGACTCCTGTAATCTGAGAATAGCAACTTCAACCGCATTTGCATCACCTTTTGTTGGGATCATATCAAATACAGGTGTCTCTGCTCTCCCGGATAATCTAAAAGGGGTTGCGCTACGAGGAGAAGTATTAAGAATTTGCCCTTGAAGTAACTGAGGATAATAACCAATAGCCGGGTCTGCCATTCTATTTAAAATAATAATCTGATCTTCTCTAGTTTTGTTTAATTGAGAAATGTCGGAAATTGCCATCATAGAAGGCGAACGACCGTACTTCTCACCATTCTTTTTATACTCTCGTGATATGAAAACCGGAAAATTATTAAAACCTCCCTGAATGCCTCCTTTTTTGGCTTCTCTTTTTTCCTGCAATTCTATATAAACGCTTTCAATAGGCATATTGTCTTTGCCTTCCAATCCTATAATCCTGTTTTTTCTAGGCTGAATAATATGCAATATTTCTATACGGTCGTTAAGTTTATTACTATTATATAAACTAGCTGTTCTTGGTGACACGTTTTCAATCCCAAAAACATCAACCATTTGTTTTACTGTATACCTATAATGCCGATATATTGTATCAACAATATTATTAACAGTTTCATCAACGTAACATTCTCTTACTCTGAAAGGAATTATAACTATACCGTCATTATTATCATTTTCAGATAAGAACAGATAAGAAGAGCCGTAAGCTCCTTCATCAAGTTCAGATTCAAAATATATCCGGTCTGCTTTTGCTTTCTTAAATTCCTCTTGTGTTATTTTAGTACTGTATTCAAACCACTCGTTTTCTTCTGCAGAATCATCAAAAAACTCCTTTTTTGGTCTTATCAAAAACTTTCCACCATCCCACAATAAAGACACCAAAGTTGATGATCTTAGATTTAGAGCGAATTGTGCAGTATTATCAAAATTATCTGTATTTAGAAATGTTCCTTCTTCTCTTTCAGTAGTGAAGTCTGCTTTTCTAGTGTCAACAAGCTCTGCAACTGTCTGCCAAGTTGTATCCCAGTTAATTCTTTCGGATTTTAGGGAATTATGCCTGTCTAACCGATCTGTAATATCTGTCATTATTATTGTCCCAGTAAAGTTTTTCTCCCCAAAGTAAACTGCTGTTGGAGCATTGGATCAACTTGCGACAATCTTTGGCGTCTGACACGTTCTTCTTCTGCTATTCTTCTTTGTTCTTTAGCAACATTTCTGCTTTCTTCCGCCGATTGTGTTGCTCCCTTAACTTCTCTTCCTGCTTCTGAAACTTTTTTAGCAGCAAGACCTGGAACGATACCAGTCAATATACTTGGAAATAATCCACTAACTCCCATTTTAAACTACCTCAATTTAGTTAATAAACTTCCTTTAGCGCATATAACTTTTATCTCATTGTTATAGTAACTATCTCTTATTTCTCCTACATTATAGGCAAAAGTTAAAGCTAGTGAATCTGCTCTGTCAGGAGAACTAAAACCTTTCTTTTTTAAATCTTCTTTTTTGTCTAGTTTAAGTTGTCCTTTATTTGAATAATCATAAGTCAGACACTCAAGCTGTTCTTTTAATATTAGAGTATCTTTATTTTCAGAAATGTCAAGACCTTCCATCATAGCAGCTTTCATTTTTCCGTACATCTCAGACCGCTTATTGAAATAATTAACAGGATCATCGGCACGAGAACCGGATTGTACATCAATAGGATTATACCCAAAATGGATCAAAAAATCATAAGGACTTGACCCGACACCTATGCCGTCAATTAAAATAATAGGATTTCTGTATAGCTTTGCTTGTTCTATTACATACTGAGCTAAAACTTTCCCGTTAGTAATATCATAATAACATTTGAAATAATGCACTTTTCTGCCTTGTCTAACGCAGATTACTGATTCATCATCTCCTCCTCGGGCTACATCAACGCCAATAACAGTAACAAAATTATGATATGTCATGTCTGTAAACTCAAAACATTTCTCAACAAGTTCACCGGAAATAAATTGATTATCACCGATCTTGGGGAATTCTCCCTTGATACGCACCCTTACATAATCAGAGTCATCACCTTTGGCAGCAATATCTTCTGCAATTTCTTCTTTATTGATAAATGATACTTCTCTTGAGTCTACAGTAATATTAATCCACCGTGATCTATTCTTGCCAAAAGCCTCACGAAAAGAACCGCGGTTTTGGGTTGGGTTAGAGAAAGCTAGAAAAATACAGCGTCCGGTTTTGATTGTTCCTTCAATGACATCCCATATGATCTCCGGAATACCTGAAGCCTCATCAAAAACGATGAGTACATCATCAGCGTGAATACCTTGAAATGCTTCTGGTCTTGATTCGTTATAAGGAATGGCAACCGCTTTCCAGCTTTCAGGCTTTTCTTTTAGATAGAATGAGGTTGCAGTCCATTCAAACCAGTCTTTATTGAAAGATAATTGATGCCATTTACTCAGCTCGCGCCAGTCAACATTCTTTAATTGGTTCTCTGTATTTGCTGTAACTACAACCTGCGGATTAATTCTTGTAGAAAGAAACCAGTGAATCAGCCAAGAAAGGGTTGCAGTTTTTCCAATTCCTTGACCTGACTTAACAGCAGCACGGATAATATAATTATTAGGATCAATTCTTTCTTTCTCCTGAATAGAGTCACCCAATGCTCTTAATAACTCATCCTGCCATTTCTCTA